GAAATTAATCTAGCCTTTTTTAAATGTGAAAGGAATTCCAACAATGGAAACAAAACAATATTTAATAAAAAGTGAATACGATTTTAAGAATAAAAAATTTAACGCTGTTAATAGTTGCGATTTAACTATTCAATTCAAAATAATGGATAGTTGTTGCTTAGTTGAAATTGTAGGGCGTTATCTTGGTCGAACTGGTGAAGAATTTAAGCATCAAATCTTTTGCCATAAAGATCAAATGGTTTCAATTTTACCAACAATTAATGATCAAGTTGAAAAGTTTAACGAACCATTCAACAAAGATCGAGTTTATATTAATCAAGATATTGGCGTCGTATTTGAAGAAGAAGAAAAGAAAAAAGAAAAGGATTACTTGATTGGCTTACATGGTCAATTAGATCTTGAAGAACTTATTGAAGAAAAGAAAGGAAACTAATTATGGCTTATTATTTTGAATGTGAAACTTGCAAAGATAAACAGTTTTTTAATTATGTTATGCAATCTGAATATTATGGTTTTAAAACTCCAATAGGTAAAAAACAAGATGATGAAATTGTTATTTGCTCCAGTTGTGTAGCCAGTAAAACAAGGTTAAAAGGTAACTATATTATTATTGAAAAAGGAAATAAATAAATGAGAAACAATTATTCTGCACTTGTTCCAATTTCAGTCATAACTTCAATGGCTATTTGCATAGTATTATTAAAAGATATTATTGCAGATTTTCATGAATATTATGGCTATAAAGATATAATAATATTTATGGTTGTTCAATTTGTGCTTACTTTTAATATATATTTAACATACAAACTTAATAGGAAAGGAAATTAAAAAGATGACTATTATTTATGAAAATATGCCTAAAAAAGCTATGGGTTTAACTAATATTGCAAAAGTTGAAAACTTTAAAAGCTTTAGGTCAGGCAATCCAATTGCCAACCAGTTTAGGATTACTTTGCAAAATGGAACTGAAGTGTTTCAATCTTACAAATCTATTGTTGCAATTAAAGTAAATGGTCAAACCTTTTTAGATCGTACTTGTTGGAATTTCTCTAATACTACTTCAAGATATAGAAAAGAATTCTTGAACGAGGATACCAAAACCACTAAAGAAAAGATCAAAGATGATGTTTATGTTATGTTAGATCTTAATTAACAAACCTTAAAAGAATACCTTTAAAGAACGCCTTAGATTAGTTTCTAGGGCGTTTTTGTTTTGATTGCTTCAATAAATACTTAAACGGTTGTAATTGCTAGGTTTGTATGTTTGGTGTTGTTTTGGGATATGTTCGCAATCATGCAATCAAACGCATACTTTAAGGGTAACTTATACAACTAATAAAATGTCAACGGCAGTTTGTGCGTGCGTGTGCGTGCGAGGTTATCATTTAAGGTAAAACTTCAAAGGTTTTATATATTGTTAATGGTTTGCCTTTGGTTATCTGTAACAGGTAAAGGGGTTGGCTAGTGCCACCGGGGGGTACTGGGTACTTGTATGCAATGTCAACATATTTTTACCCAAAATAGTTACTTGTACAACTTACGGTGCAACGTGTTACGTACAACCCTATTTGCAACGTGTTACGTACAACCCTATTTGCAACGTGTTACGTATACGTATAAGGTGGGTGGTGGGGTATACGTTGTATTTCCCCGGAGGATCTACTCCGATTGTATCCATCAAATCCACTTTTGTCAATAAAATAATTATTTTTCTTGACGTATACGTGCTAAGTCATTATTATATAGGTAACAAAGCATCATTTAAAGCGTATGCAACCAATCATATCACACCTAAACAAGTGCATTTTGGCTTTATTTGAAATGATCCTTTGTTTTTTTCTAAGGAAACCCCATGTTTGAAGCATTTGTACTCATCTGTCTCATAGGACAGCCTACTATGAACGCAAATTGTGAAGAATTAATGGATACACGAGGCCCGTACAAGACTCACGACAAGTGTTTAGCACGAGTATACGAGATTCAAAGGGAATTATCCCTGTACAAACCTCACATGGAAGCAAGAGCATACCGTTGTGACGAATTTACTCCCGAAACAAAGAAGCAAAGAGCGTGAAATAAGTCCTCAACAAGAGGAATTTCTGGATCATCTCTTTGAAAATGGTGGCAATGTCACCGATGCAGCCCTAAAAGCAGGTTATGCAAAGGGATCTGTGACATGGCTACGCAATAGTTTAGCAGATGAGATCATCAGACGCACCCAAAACGTGCTATCTATGAACGCATTTAAGGCGGCTACACGCCTTGTAAGCACAATTGACAACCCAGTACCCGAAAGAGGTGACGACCTACGCTTCAGGGCGGCAGAATCGCTGTTAAACAGGGTCGGACTGGGTAAACAAGAAACAACCAACGTAAATGTACAGGCAGTACACGGTATTGTCCTGTTGCCACCTAAGAAAGACGTAGTCATTGATGGAAATTGAGTGGTGGCAAGCACTCTTGGTTACAATGGTATCGATTAACACAACAATCAACCTTATTGTATTCTTCAGAGGTAGAAAAGTATTTAAAAAGGGAACAAACAATGGCTAAAGATACAACAGAGGATTTAAAAAAGGGTGATTACTTTTGGCAAAGTAAAACAGAACCTGAAAAAAACAAAAAGAAAGAGACCACCGTTAATAAAGCTAAAAAATTTGTAAAAGATAATGAAGCTAAAATAGAAGCAGCAGCTTTAGGAGCTTTGATACTTGGTGGAACTATAGCTAAAGCAAAACTACTCTCAGGTCAAAGTCAAAGTAAAAAAAATTATTACTCTAAGGGTAAGTATGCTGATCCGAGAAAAGTACAAAAACCAGATAACTTTAATTTCTAATGACAGACACCCCCAAGCGTGGTCGCCCGAAGAAAGACCCTAACGCTCCTAAATCTCGATATTACTACAGTCCAGAAGTCAAAGCACGTAAGCAAACGCAACGTAGACTATCTGAAGCAAAGAAACGAGCAAAGAAGGTAACGCAACAGGCTGAAAGCAAACGACGTTACGCACGAAAGCTCGAAGAAAAAATAACCAAAATAGATAAGGCTCTGAACAGCAATGAAACTAACGTCATTGATAAAAAAGATCTTGACCAACTTCCAGATGTCGTTGAACAACTGGTGGATGGGCGTGAAATTATTTTTAAGCCAAACGAAGGACCTCAAGAAGAGTTTCTTTCCTCAAGTGAAAGAGATGTTTTGTACGGTGGTTCAGCAGGTGGAGGAAAAAGCTTTGCCCTTCTTGCAGACCCGTTACGGTATTGCCATAACAGCAACCATCGTGGGCTTCTTCTTAGGCGTACTCTGGATGAGCTAACAGAACTTATTGACAAATCTCGACAGTTGTACCCACGAGCATATCCCGGTGCAAAGTTCCGAGAGTCAAAGTCAACATGGCACTTTCCGTCAGGTGCAACGATTTGGTTTACGTATCTTGACAAAGACAAAGACGTAACACGATTTCAGGGTCAGTCCTTTAACTGGATAGGCATTGATGAGATAACCCAATATCCCTCGCCTTATGTTTGGGATTATCTCCGTTCACGACTCAGAGCAACTGATCCTGAACTACAAAACAATCTGTACATGCGTTGTACAGCGAACCCCGGAGGAGTCGGAGGTTGGTGGGTCAAAAAGATGTACATCGATCCATCACAACACAACTCGACTTTTCCTGCGTCGGACATTGAAACAGGAAGACCTTTTGTATGGCCCAAAGGGCATGAGAAGGAAGGTCAACCTCTTTTTTATCGTAGGTTTATACCTGCACGTTTGACAGACAACCCGTATCTGTTGGCTGACGGACAATACGAAGCGATGTTGCGTTCGCTACCCGAAGTCGAGCGTAAGCGACTTCTTGAAGGCGATTGGGAAGTAACGGAAGGTGCAGCCTTTCCAGAATTCAGTAGGAGTAGACACGTTGTTCCGAATTTTGAATTACCTACCAATTTCCCACGAATACGTGCGGCCGACTATGGCTATGCAAGTCCTTCTTGCGTTCTTTGGGGTGCTATTGACTGGGATAATAATATATGGGTTTATAGAGAGTTATACGTAAAACAGTTGACAGCAGAAGAGTTAGCTGATAGAATACTAGAAGTAGAACAAGAAGACCCGACTCCCCACTATACAGTACTTGACTCATCGTGTTGGAACAAGACAGGCTTTGGTCCTTCCATAGCCGAAACAATGATGAGATGTGGAGTGCGTTGGATGCCCTCAGACAGAAACAGACTTCAAGGTAAAATGGAAATACATCGTAGGCTTGCTGATGACCCTAGAACAAACGAACCTAGACTACGAATATTTCCGAACTGTGTCAATCTTATCAAGCAGCTATCAGGCATACCTCTTAGCAAAACAAATGCAGAAGATGTGGACACAAAGGCAGAAGATCACGCATACGATGCTTTACGGTATATGTTAATGACAAGGATGACAGGATATGTGTCGATTCATAAAACGCTTGGTGGTATCAAGAATCAGGTCTACCAGATGCAGGATCAAACATTTGGGTATTAATAAATGGCAGTAGAATTTAGTCAACAATTTGAACAATCACTTTCAGGTACACAGGGGGTACGATCTGATAAGATCGCAACTACACCTTTAGGTGTTTTGATTGAAAGTTCAAACAGAAAAGACAAAAAATCATTTATGACTGTTTTGGCTAAAGGAGATTTACTAAACGCAACTATTCGTGATATAAACGACAATCCAGAAGTAAAAGAAAAATTTGGTAGATTTTTTGAGCAACAAGGTAAAGATAAAACCACAGCAAGTAGTGCTAACAAAGTACTAGGATCATTACAGCCATTTTTTGAAGAAGCGGGGTATCTAGGTCCTAAAGGTAGAAACCCAGTCAGAATGGTTCTTTCAAGTGTTATAGGCACAACATCAACCAAAGAACTTTTTTCTACAGACCCAATAAGAAAAGTACCAAGTCCGTATCCTTTTGAAACTTATTCTAAGTTAAAAGAAGTTATAACAGGATTATTAAATAGTGAAAACAAAGCTGAACGTCTAGCAGGAACTCAACTTGCTATGCACGTAATTGGAGGATACAGACCTTCAGATTTTAAAAATTTAAGAATAGAAAATATAAATTTTAAAAATGGTGTTGTATCAGGTCTTCAAGTTAAAGACAGAGGAAAGACAACAGAAAAAGCAGGTTACTTTCCTAAAATAATAAGAGACATACTACTTAAACAAATAGGAGATCCTACGGCTAAATCTGGTTTAGTTTTTCCGACAAATAATGAAGAAGTAATAAATGCCGCTCTTAAAAAAGCAAATATACCTACAGAATATACCACTGCAGGAAAGGTAAAACAAGGTGTTTTTACACTTGAGGATACCCGTAAATTAAATGAAACACATCTAACAAGTTTAGGCTACGATGAAAAAGATCCAGTAAGACTTGCCGCAACATTACGTGCCAATAAAACGACAATAGGACAGTACGTTGCAACAGGTGCAGGTGGTAGAGACATCGAAGAATTATTTGTAAAAACATCTACCCCCCACGTAGCATTTACTGGCACAACAAGTCATGCACAGTATCTCGAAGATATAGGCGTAGATTCTTCTAATATAGTTAAACGTTATAAAGTAACTAACGATGTAATAGATAGATTTCCTTTAGATAGAGTAGAAGAGTTTCAAACTGCGTATCCTACATTAGCTTACGAAGAAGGCAACAAAGTAATAACATCAACTTTAAGTCAAGTGAATAAAGGTAATGCAAAACTTTATCAAGAAGCTATAGGAAGTGAACTAGCAAAAAGAAAAGATGTAGCTGATATAGCTTTTGCAGAAACTGCTGAAGAAGCAGAAAAAGCAAGATTAAAAATTCAAGATGTAAAAAATCAAGTAAGAGCCGAAAAGAAAGCACTTGATATACTGGAGCTAAAGAACAAAGGTGCAAACGCTTTAGATTGGATTACAAAGAATTTAGGCAAACCTTTGAAAAAAGGTTTTATAGGTGCTTTA